CATGTACGAAAGAACTTATGGGAACAAGGTCGAAGAAACCAGAAGCCTGAACACGACGGAAATCGCGAAGCGGTTCCGCCAGGACGTCAAAGCCGCGAAGAAGGCTGGCAAGCTTCCGAAGACCTTGAAGCTGTCTGTCCGGACCAGTTATTTCAGCATGGGTTCCAGCATCGACGTGACCATCAAACACGCGGGCGTCGCCATCGTGACCCGCGATTACATCGAAGAATGGGCCCGCAAGGGTTCCCGCCCCTTCGGTTACGATTGCCGGTCGGAATACTTCACCGACGAAGCGAAGGCGGTCAAGGACACCCTGGAAGCCCTTCTGGGTTCATACAACTGGGACGGGTCCGAAACTCAAGTCGATTACTTCGACGTCCGTTTTTACGGTCACGTCAAATTCGACCATGACCTGACCGCCGAAGCCGAAGTCGCCGAAGCCCTGGCGATGGGGTTCGCCCGCGTCGCCCAGACCCCGCTGAAAAAAGCCCTTCGGGCGATTTTCACAGCCCCCGCCCAGAACAACAACCAGGACGCCCCCCAGACGGACCAGGAAGCCGCCCAGGACGCCGAAGGCGACCAGGACGACCTGACCCCTTCCCAGGCGACCCAGGCCCCCCAGAAGGCCCAGGACACCCAGGAAGCCTTCCAGACGACGACCACGACGACCGCCCAGGTCGCCGTCGTCTGGGCGAACTAGCCCGACCACGGGCCCGGGATAGTCCCGGGCCCTTCCGACCCCGCCCCCGGGCCCCCAGGGTCCGGGGGCTTTTTCTTTGCCCCCAGGCAAGCCCAGACCGACCCAGGCAACAGAACCCAGACCGGGCCCCAGGACGCCAGGAAGCCCCCAGGAAGCCGTCGGACCCCTGTTCCCTTGTCCTGACCCCTGTCGAAACCGGAAGCCTTCAGAACGACCGAAAACGCCCCAGGCGTCGCTTCGTTCCAGTCAGAGCGTAAACCGTTTGTTTTTTCAGCACATTGAACAAATCAAATGGGAATTTTCTAAACTTTCGGACCGCCAGGCTGGGAATTTTCTAAACTTTGGGGGCGAAAGTTTGGAAAAATTGGGGGCCCATGGGAAACTGGTCCGCGAACGAAAGGGGTCTGGTTTGCTTCTGGGAATGACGAAAGAAGAACTGGCGGTCGCGATTGCGAAGTTCTGGGGCTTGCGATGTGAAGGCAAGTCCGACGACGAAATCATGGACCAGATGGGTCTGACCCGCGACCAGTTCGACAGGCTGAACAAAGCCCTGGTCGATTCAATGGGCGAACTTCTTCGGACGAAGTCGAAGGAAGAAGTCTTCCTGGATTACATCGCCGACCAGAAGTCTTGCTTGAAAGACCTGGAAGCGATTTCAGACCCAGACGAATTTCGAAAGTCGAAGCAATGGTCCGCCTATGTCGGCGCGGTTCGGGCCCGGTCGGAAATTCACAAAGAAATTCTTCGGGCGGGTCAAGAACTGGGCGTGATTCAGCGGGCCCCGACGACGTCCAGGAAAGAAGTTGTCGGCGGCGTTGTTTTCGCGGAATTGTCATCCGACCAGTTGAAGAAAGCAATCGCCCGGGAAATGACTGGGCTTGATGAAATGATGAAGACGTTCGGCGAAGGGACCATCATCGAAATCGAACCGGGCGAAGTTCATCGACGGGCCCTTCCGGAACCGACAATCAAGACGAAGGCGACGTCGAAAAGCCAGAAGGCGAAGCGAACGAAGCGGGTCACAGGAAGAAAGGCGAAAGGGTGACCCGCGACTTTGACCATTCCCCGTTCAGATTTCAACTGGGCTCTTTTGCCTGGGGCCCCCGGGGATGCAAGCGATTGAAGAACGGGACCTGGTCGACGTTGTCGATTGACCGATGGAAGTGGATATGTCTGGGGCTTTGGTTCAGAACAGGTTGAACGACGACGCCGACAGAACGTCGGAAGGTGTCGCGATGTTGGTTGAATGGAAAGAACCAGAACAGGGTCAGGTTTGCGGATGGGTCATCGCGTCCCATCGGACTGTCTTCGGTCGTCACATGTTGACGGTCGTTCTTCCCGATGGGTCCGTTCGCGAAGTCAAGGCGAACGATTGTCACGTTCCGAAGTTCGAACTTCGGAAAATGGGCGTCGGAGGTTGAAGGGATGAAGCGGTTCTTGATTTTGTTTTTCGGTAACCTTTGGGCTTTGCCGAATACGATTGTGTCAGCGATTTATCTGGGCGTTTTCGCGATTCTGGGCTGGGTCAAGTTCGAATCGTTTGAACAATGGTCAATCAAGCTTTCCGTTCGTCCTGGTTCTGGTTGGCTATGGGACCAGATGAAGAACGGGAACTGGGCGGGCTGGTCAAGCGGGGCGTTCATTGTTATCCGCGACGACTTCATCAACGTTCATCGAACAATTATCCACGAAGAACGACATGTCCTTCAACAGTATGTCTTCGGCGTCTTCCAGCCCATTCTGTATTTTTTGGCGTCGGTTTTCATCTGGGTTTTTTTGCGGTCGCGTCATTCCTATTATGACAACCCGTTCGAACGCGACGCCAGGCGGTCGGCTGGACAGCGGGTCGACATTCCGAAGGAAGCCTGGCGGGACCCGAATGACCGATGGGCGTGGTGGTAGACGAACCAGGTCACCGGGAAGAAAGAAGTGAAGAATGAACCTTCAAAAAGAAGAACCCGCCCCATGGACAATCTGGCGGGACGAAGAACAACCAGACATCAACGGAACCGGGCGACGGTTCCGCTTGAAATGTTCGGTCTGTCTTCGCGACCTGGACGTCGCGGTCGTCTTCCCAGAACATGTTCTTCGATTGTGTTTTTCGTGCCTGTCGAAAATTCACGAACAGGCAATCAACCAAGTCCCCAGCGACGGCGAAGCCGTTACAGGTCCGGCGTCCGACTCAGCGTCGCGACCGTCAAGGGACGATTCACCCAAGTCCCGGAAGGGACAAAAACGAAAGGAAGGTGAAGAATGAGTTCAGGCGTCAACAAAGTCATCGTCGGGTCGTTCTATGGAAGCGGAGCGACCAAAGAAGTTCGAACCGTCGGGTTCCGCCCGAAGCTGGTTCGCCTGGTCAATGTGGCATCGGGCGGATTGGTTCGGTTCGAATGGTTCCAGGGAATGGCGGACGACACCGCCATCAAAACCGCCGCCATCGGCGACATTTCCGTTTTGACTTCCCTGGGAATCACGCCTTTGTCGGACGGCTTTCAGGTCGGCGCAGACACCGACATGAACGTCGACGGCGAACTGATTCGCTTCGAAGCGGTCGAATAGACCGGCGAAGACAACGATTCCCCCAGGGCGGACGTCGCCCCAGGAAGGCTTCCCCCCCGCCTTCCAGCGTGTCCATGTTCGCCCTGGGGGTCTTTCTTGAACGGAGGTTGAAACATGTCAGGCGAAATCAAAGGGGCCCCAGCACAAGCCCCCGGGTCAGTTTTACACAGGGAAATCAGCGAAGCTTCGGATGGCGTGTCCGCGATAACCGAAAAAGCCTGGGGAATAAACATGTCGGGCGAACGGTTCGCGAACATTGAAGTCGTTGCTTTGGCTGGCGCGAACCCAGCCGTTGAAATTCAATTCTGGTCGGAAGAAGCTGGGGCGTTCGTATCTGAACACACCCCTTTGTCTTTGGCGGCGAAGGGCGCGAACGTTGACTGGGGAACGACTGTCGAATGTCGCGGTCGCTTGATGTTTGTCAAGATTCCCACTGGCGTCGGGGCTGGTCAGACGGCGAAGGTGTTCGTCGGCGGGTTCAGTTCATATCGAAGGTGATTCGGGATGGGCGAATCGGCGGTCATCCCTTTGATTCGGGCGAACCCCCGAACCTTGAAGTCTGCGACCCGCGAAGAACTGACTTCGATTTATGAACATTATCGCGGGATGGGGAACGAATGGGTTCGGCGGATGGTTCTGGACCATGACCGAATCGACATCCTGGCGACGCTTGTTCTTGGTTACCAGGTCAAGCCCTTTCATCTGGCGATGTTGCAATATCAGTTCCGACATCCGAAGAATCTTCAACTGGTTTTCCGGGGCGCGGGGAAGTCGACGATTTGCACAGTCACAAAGTCAATTCATCTTTTATTGAAGGACCCGAACCTTCGAATTCTAATCGCTTCAAAGACAACACAGAACGCGGAAGGGTTCCTGAAAGAAATAAAAGGACACTTCGAAGGGAACGAACGCCTAGAAGAAATCTTCGGCCCGTATTATGACCCCAGGAAGGTCGGGAAATGGGACAATCGGGAAATCGAAATCGTTCCCAGAACGAAGAACGCGAAGGAAGCTTCTATCACTTGTGTCGGGGTCGACGGGACCATCGTGTCGAAGCATTACGACGTCATGATTTCCGACGACCTTGTCGACGAAGACAACGCCCGAACCGAATACATGCGGGACAAGACCCGGACCTGGTTTTACCAGACACTTGACCCATGTCTTGAACCGCCCGACTCGAACGTTCCCCATCGCGGCGAACACCACATGTTAGGGACGAAGTATCACTTCGATGACCTTTATGGTCGTTTGTCCGAAGGCGAATTGAAAGGAAGGGTCAACGTCATCCCAGCCCTAAGCGAAGAAGGGTTGACACCATGGCCCGAAAAGTACCCCGTCGAATGGTTCGAAGATAAGAAGAAACATTCGGGGGTCATCATCTTCAATTGTCAATATCAATGTGACGCGGAAGCGATGAAGGGGGAAGTCTTTCAATACGACGACTGTCAAATCGTCAACGACAACGACATCCCTTCCGGGCTTCGCGTCTTCATGGGTTGCGACCTTGCGATTTCCCAGAAGAAGAAAACGGCGGACCAGTTCGCCATCGTTGTCGGCGGGTTCGATGTCGCTGGGAACATCTATGTCCTGGACTTCTTCGCTGGACATCTTCGATTCAATCAACAGGTGACGAAGTTTTTTCAGTTCTATGACAAATTTGACCCTATCTGGGCGGGGTCGGAATCGAATGCTTACCAGGACGCCCTTCGACAAGCTATCAAAGACAGGGACCGCGAAGTTCGCGTCATTCCCCTGAACACCGACAAAGACAAAATGACCAGGGCATGGAAGTTGACCCCGTTGTTCGAATCGAAACGGGTTTTCTTCCGAAAAGGCATGGACCGCTTGATTGACCAGTTCGTCCTTTTCCCTGGCTACAAATACAAAGACCTAATCGACGCCTTCGATTTGATGATTCGGGCAAGCCGAAGGAAGAAACGAAGGAAGCGTCGCGGAATCGAACCAGGCGTCATCTGAAGACGGAGGCGAAGACAATGGACACATCAAAGAAGGTCGTCGCACTAAGCAAAGCGGGCGACAACGCGAACAAGCGGGCCCTTCAAAACATTCGGGCGCGAATCATCGAAGTTGAAAAGAAAGCGACCCCGTCGCCTGGCGGCGAACCAGCCCCAGGCAAATCGAAGGCGATGGAAGACGACCCTTTGACTGTTCTTGTCACCGAAGGGAAAATCATCGAACCGCCGTTCGACATGTTGGTTCTGGCGATGTTGCCAGAACACAATTCAGAATTGAACCCATGTGTCGAAGCGATGGAAACAAACATCGAAGGGTTCGGTCATCGCCTGGTCAGTCGTGTCGAAATAGACGGCGCGGAAAGCAACGAAGCGAAGAAGCTATCGAAGGAAGTCAAGAAAGAACGGACCCGCCTGAACAACTTCTTCACATACGCTTCAATCGACTATTCGTTCACAGAATTCCGAAGGCGACTTCGAAAGGATATGGAAACGACTGGGAATGGTTACTTCGAAGTCATTCGGAACGCGGCGAACAAGGTCCAGGCGTTCAACCATCTTCCGTCGTATCAAATGCGACTGGGGGCCCTGGACGGCGAACCAGAACTGGTCAAGGTTCCAATCCTGGAACTTCAGGAAGACGGGTCAGTCAAAGTCAGCGAAATCAAAGTCTGGAAGCGGTTCCGGCGATTCATTCAGATGAAATATGGGCTTCGCGTTCATACCGGGCACACAGGGGCTTATGAATTGCGATGGTTCAAGGAATGGGGTGACCCCAGGACCCTGGACTATAAGACCGGCGAATGGTTGACCGGCGATGACGAAAAGAAAGCAATCGAAGAAGGGCGAAACGCGAACGAAGTTGTTCATCGGAAGTTGTATTCACCACGGTCCCCGTATGGGTTGCCCAGGTTCGTCGGGAACCTTCTGGCAATCTATGGCGACCGGGCGGCGGAAGAAATAAATTATGTTACGTTCAGGAACAACAACATTCCTTCGATGATGTTGCTAGTGTCGAACGGGCAACTGACCGAAGGGACCATCGCCCGAATCGAATCGTTCGTCGAAAGTCAGATTCAGGGGTCCGACAATTATTCGAAGTTCTTGATTCTGGAAGCCGAAGGTTTGATGGAAGGCGAAGAAGGCGGACAGGTCAAGTTCGACGCGAAGCCGATGGTCACCCAACAACACAAGGATGCCTTGTTCCAGAACTATTCGAAGAACAACCAGGACAGGGTTCGTCGGGCGTTCCGTCTTCCCCCCATCTTCGTCGGGGCGACCGAAGACTATACGCGGACGACCGCCGAAACATCGCGGCGACTTGCGGACGAACAAATCTTCGCCCCCGAACGCGATGAATTCGATTCCTGGGTCAACCGAATTCTATTCCCAGAAATGGGGGTCATTTATCATCGGTTCAAGTCGAACAGTCCGAACACGACCGACAATCAAGAACTGGTCAAGATTCTGGCGGGCGCGGAAAAGACTGGCGGGATGACGCCCAGGATTGCCCGTTTGATGTTGGAAGACATCCTGGGAATCGAACTTCCAGAATTCCCCGCCGAATTCAATCCGGACGTCCCTTTCAGCCTGGTCATGGCGGAAGCCGTCAAGAACAAGGCGGACCCTACCGAACCAGGCCAACAGGTCACGGCGTTGAAGGCGATTCAACAACTGACCGAAGGGACGCCAGCCGAAGGAATATCCGAAGATGAAATCGTCGAAAAGCTTCTTCGGTTCCGGCGTCGACTTGAAAAGGAATGGCGCGAACACGCGACCGAACTGGGCAACGAAGAAGAATAAATGGAACTTGCAAGGGACAGACGAAGCGACCTTCTATTCGAAGCGGTCACCGTGGTCGACGAAGCCATCGCGAAAGCGGTCGGGCTTTCGTATGTTGCCAGGATTGCACGTCTGGAAGCGAACCTTCGACAGTATTTTCAAACGTCCTGGGAAGACCTTCAACGTGAAGCTGTCCGAACCGCTTCTTCCATGGCGCGACGGCTGGCATCCCCGAAAACCATTTCCAGCGCAATTGAACGGGTCATGGAACAATGGGATGACCAGGTTCGTCGTCGCTTCGAACAGTCAATCGAAGACATCTATCGGAACGCGAAGATTGCAGGATGGAAGCAAGCGACGAAGCAATATCGCGGGCGTCTTACATACGACCTTCCCAAGTTCAGCGAACCGATTCAGAAAGCTGGTCCGGAAGAACTTGTTGTCATGCCCATGTTCGATGTCACCGACACGCGAACAATCGCGGCGTTGAAACAGAAGAACTTGTTCTGGATAGGTCGACATTATGACAGGGGCGTCAAGGACGCAATCAACCAGACAGTCACCCGGACGATGGTCGAAGCCGGGAACAGTTCGAAAGTTGCTGGGCAACTAATCGGCGAACGTGTCGATGACGCCCTGAAACACGTTCGCCTTCCTGGGGGCTGGGTTGGGTCTTCGAAGAAATATTTCGAAGCCCTGGCGGCGAACGCGGCGACAACGACGCGGGCGTTCGGACAGCTTCGGTCATTCATCGACGCGGGTTTGACGAAATATCAGATTTTCAACCCTATGGATTCGCGGACCTGCAAGGTGTGTTCCCATCTGGACGGGAAGGTTTATTCGGTTCACCATGGGACGAAAATCATGGAAGCCGAACTGAACGCGGAAAACCCCGAC